GTTAAAAAATAATATTGAAGTAAATTACGTTGAAAGTTTAACAGAACATTTTCACGCCCATATTATTCGATGAAAATAGCATTAACTTTAAGTGGTCAACCCCGTAGATATAGAAATGGGTTTAAAGAACTAAAACGTTGGTTTTTAGATAGATACGATATTGATATTTACATGCATGCTTGGGTTGATAAACAATTCCATAAGTATGATTTTCATAATAAGGGAAAACTTCAACACATTTATAATGTAGAAGAAAATACCTATCAAAATTTAATTGACTGGTACCAACCAAAAGGTTATTTATTTGAAAAAGCAATTAAATTTGATGCTACAGATTTAAAAGGTGAGCATAATCAACGTCTTAATTCTCAAATGGGAATGTGGATGTCATTAAAACGTGCCTGGGATTTAGTCGAAGAATCAGGTATTAAATATGATTTGGTTATTAAAACTCGTTATGATCTACTTTGGACACATAGAGTAGCAGAAACTTGTATTTTTTTAGAGGATATAACTAAAGTAAATCCAAGTGCAGTTAATTATTTTGAATATCCTCCTCATTGGCATATGGCCGATCAATTAAATGATACTTTTGCGGTAGGTGGGTATGATGTAATGAAAGTTTATCATAACGTGTTTCCTGAAATGATTCGTACTATATTTGTAGACCCAGAGTATTATAATTTTTACTTTGATAAATTTGTAAATGAAACACTTTTAAGACAACATTTAAGAAATCATAACATTCCTCTTAGCCCTATTTATCATGGTTTTAATGGTACAAGAGGTATAGATGGAGGTTGTCAAATAATGAGATAATATGAAACCAAAGGTTTTTGCACATGGTCCTTATATAGGCACTACAGGTTATGCTAACCATACAAGAGAATTTTTTAGACATTTATCTAAATTAATTCCTGTAAAGGTTAGAAATTTTACTATTGGTAAATCGTGGAATGGTTTTAATGACGAACCTCATAACGGAGAATCTTATATAGATGATTTAGATAAAACTTTACTATACGAACAAACTCTTAAAAACCCGTATAGCAAATTAGAAGATCATAAATTGTATTCTAACTATTCTAACGAGTTTGAACATAATGTTAATATAGTTTTAGAAGAAACAGATCATCACTATTATTATTCGTCTTATAAAGGTCCTAAAATTGCTTATAATGTTTGGGAATCAACAATTCAACCCGAACATTTTTTTAATAAGCTAAAAGAATACGATCAAATTTGGGTACCTTCAAAATGGCAAGCCGAGTGTACTATTGCTCAAGGTATGTCCGCTGATAAAGTAAAAGTTGTACCTGAAGGAGTAGATGTTAACACCTTCTTCCCAGAACTCACTAAAAACGTTCCTGAATATTATGGTGATGGTCGTTTTAAATTTGTTGTATTTGGAAGATGGGAATATAGAAAATCTACTAAAGAAATTATTGAAACCTTTCTTAAAGAATTTAAACCAAATGAACCCGTTGATTTAGTAATTTCAGTTGATAACTCATTCTCAGGTGATGGTTTAGAAACAACTGAAAATCGTTTAAAACACTATGGTTTAGAGGATTCACGTATTAAAATAGTCCATTTCCCATCTAAAGAAGATTATATTGATTATTTAAAAAATGGTCACGTATTTTTGTCTTGTGCTCGTAGTGAAGGGTGGAATTTACCTTTAATTGAGGCTATGGCTTGTGGTACCCCATCCATCTACTCAGCTTGTTCTGGTCAAATGGAATTTGCTGAGGGGAAAGGGTTACCTGTAAAAGTATGGGGTGAATTGCCTGCTAAAGATCCTGATTATAAAGGAAGATTAATAGTAGGTTCTTACTATGAACCCGATTACGAGGATCTAGCTAGAGTAATGAGAGATGCTTATGTTAATTATAAAGAACATAAAGCTAAAGCGGTTGAAGACGCTAAAATTATTCACGAAAATTTTAATTGGGATAAAATAGCAGAAATAGGAAAAAATACTCTTCAAGAATTTATTGACAATTACAAAGAACCAGAAGATAAAAATACTATTCACGTTAGTTATATAGGTAAACCTAAAGTAGAAATTTTAGGTAATGTTAATAAATCTTATTTTGTAGAATTTGTAGACTCTTTAACTGGTAAAGTTTACCACTCAGAAACTATCAACAATAATATGTGGGTGGAATGTAGTGTACAATACTATGTTCCGTGGTCTATTAAAGTAGATGGTAAAGAAGTAAGCAAACTAGATTTAACTAACCAAAGAGTATTAATTTCAGTAGAATCTAAAGCAATAGGTGATACTATCGGTTGGTCTCCTTATGCAGTTGAATTTGCTAAAAAACATAATTGTAAAGTTGTATTATCTACATTCCACAATGATTGGTTTGAAGGCTTAGAAGCTTATAAAAATATAGAATTTATAAACCCAGGCACTAATACAGAATGTGTAGCACACTATAAAATAGGTTGGTTTAGGGATAAAGACGGAGGATGGAAAAATCCAAGTTGCCATCCACGTCAATGTAATACTATTCCTATGCAAGCCACCGCTACCGATATTTTAGGGTTAGAATTTAAAGAATTAAATTACGGGATTAACGTTCCTAAAGGTGAAAGACCTTATCAACAAAAATATATTGTAATAGGCCCAAATGCTACAGCAGGTTGTAAAGAATGGAAATACGAATATTGGTGTTCTTTAGTTAAACTATTAAATCAACAAGGATATTTAGTAATTAGCTTAACCCAAAACGAATTTAATATTCCTGGTACTATTAACCATTATGGGCATCCTATTAGTAATGTAGTTAATTATCTATATCACGCTGATTTATTTATAGGTTTAGGTTCAGGTTTATCGTGGTTGAATTGGTCTATTGGAAAACACACAGCAATGATAAATGGTTTTGCGGAAAAAAATCACGAATTTACTTCTCGCGTTACGCGTATAATGACCGATAATTGTTTTCCGTGTTGGACTAATCCAAATTTTACTTTTGATGCGGGTGATTGGGATTGGTGTCCTATTTGGAAAGGAACAGACAAACAACACATTTGTCAAAAATCAATTACTCCACAATTAGTAATGTCTAAAATAAAATCTTTATTAAAAAAATAATATTTATAACCATATGGAAAAAAAAGTTTTAACTCCTGAAGAATTACAATCACTAAGAGATATAGAAAGAAAACAAAGTGATTTAATATTTAAATTAGGACAATTAGAATATCAAAGAACTGTTTTAAAAAATAATATTCAATCTTTAGAAATTGAAAACGTAAGAATAGGAAAATTATTAACTGAAAAATACGGAGAAGGTAGGATTGATTTAGAAACAGGAGAAATAACTATAGAATAAAAATAAGTTATATTTTAAAGGTTATAGTTTATTTTTGGAAAAAATTTACATATTTATAATAAAATTAAAATATAACTTTTACAATGGCAGAAACTTTAATTTCACCTGGGGTATTAGCTAGAGAAAATGACAATTCATTTATCACACAGCAACCTGTAACTGTAGGCGCCGCTATTATAGGTCCAACAGTTAAAGGCCCCGTAGAAATCCCAACAGTAGTTACCACTTACTCGGATTACTTAAGCAAATTTGGTGGTACTTTCTTAAGTGGAGGTGCAGAATACAGCTATTTAACACAAATCGCCGCATATAATTACTTCCAACAAGGAGGTGAAACTCTTTTAGTAGCTAGAGTAGCTTCAGGTTCATTTACTTCAGCTACTTCGTACACAAATGAAGTTAGTGGTGGTTTAGGTATTCCTAACCGTGCAGTATTTACTACAGCTTCTGCCACTGTAGATATTGCAAACCTTGTAAACCCTACAGGTTCATTTGTATTAAACGGTATTACAATCGCTATTACAGGTGCTTTAACCCCAGCTAATACTGCTACTACAATTTATGTAGCTTCTGGTTCCACACCTGCAAACTCTGTAGCGGCTGCTGTAGTAGCAATTAATAACAGCTCTTCAATAGCTCCTTATAGTGCTTCATTATTATATGTAAGTGCTAGTAGTGCAACAACTAACCTAACAGTTTTTTCTAAAACTAACTCAGTAGGTGTTTTAGGTAATACATTTACAATAATTTCAGGAAGCACAACTACAACCTTATCAGGTGGTACTTCATCTCCTTCATTTACTCTAAAGACCATCTCTGAGGGTATTATCATGAACAACTCAGGTTCAGAAGGTACTAACGGAATTCTTTCAAGTGGTTCTTCTGACAACGTAAGATGGCAGATCACTAACGTAGATACAGGTTCAGGTCAATTTAGCTTATTAATTAGACAAGGTAACGATACAACTACAGATCCAATTGTTCTTGAAACTTGGACTAACCTATCACTTGATCCAACTCAAGAAAACTTTATTGCTCGTGTAATTGGTGATAGTTACCAAACTTACAATGCAACCGAAAATTACGTACAAACTATTGGTAATTATCCTAATAATTCAAGATATGTTTACGTAAGCGCAGTTAATTCACCAACTCCAAACTACTTTGATAACAACGGTACAGCAAAAGCTCAATACACAGCTTCTATGCCTATTAACTCTAGAGGTACGTTTACAGGAGCTTTAGGAAATCTATTCTATGGTGGTGGTGCTGCATTCTACAATAACATCTCTAGCTCAACTAACATCCAAGGTATTGATGCTACAGATTACGATGATATGATTGCTCTATTAGCTAACCAAGACGATTACAAGTACAATGTACTTACAGCTCCTGGTTTAAACTTAACAGACACAACTTCACAATTAACTACCTTAGTTAACAATACTCAAACTAGAGGTGATGCTATCGCAGTAATTGATACTGAAGCTTATGGTGCATCTGTACAACAAGCTATCACAGCAGCCTCAGCTATAAACAGCTCATACGCCGCAACTTACTGGCCATGGTTACAAACCATTGATCCAGGTACTGGTCAATTCGTATGGGTACCAGCTTCTACTATGATTCCGGCAGTATATGCGTTTAACGACAGCATCTCTGAACCATGGTTCGCTCCGGCGGGTATTAATAGAGGTGGTTTAAATACCGTAATTAGAGCAGAAAGAAAACTTTCACAAGGTAATAGAAATGATCTTTACACAGGTAATGTAAACCCAATCGCTACATTCCCAGGACAGGGTGTTGTAGTATATGGTCAGAAAACATTACAAAAGAAATCATCTGCACTTGATCGTGTAAATGTTAGAAGATTGTTAATTGCTCTTAAGTCGTACATTTCTCAAGTAGCTAATAACTTAGTGTTTGAACAAAATACTTTAGCTACCAGAACTAACTTCTTAAACCAAGTTAACCCATACCTAGAAAGTGTTCAACAACGTCAAGGTCTATACGCGTTCAGAGTAGTAATGGATGATTCCAACAACACTCCAGACGTAATCGATAGAAACCAGTTAATCGGTCAAATCTATCTACAACCAACTAAGACTGCTGAATTCATCTACCTAGACTTTAACATCTTACCAACTGGAGCTACTTTCCCAGCGTAAATTTTTAAAAGTTGAATATTTATAATAAAATAAATAACTAAAATGGCCGTATTATCATCTAACGAAATATTTTTCACAGCTTTTGAACCGAAGCAGCCTAACAGATTTATTATGGAAATGGACGGCTTCCCAGCGTACATTGTGAAGGGTATTGGAGCTATTAATTTAACTCAGGGCACAACTGAATTAAACCACATCAATATCCAACGCTTTGTAAAAGGCAAAACCACTTGGGGACCAATCGAATTTACATTATTTGATCCAATTACTCCTTCAGGTGCTCAAGCTGTAATGGAATGGGTTCGTCTACACCACGAATCTGTAACAGGCCGTGATGGTTACTCAGACTTCTATAAAAAGGATTTAACTTTTAACGTTTTAGGACCAGTAGGTGATATTGTATCTCAATGGATTATCAAAGGTGCTTTAATTACTGATGTAACATTTGGGGATTACAGTTGGGACACTGTTGACGAAGCAGTTGAAATCTCAATGACTGTCCAACCAGACTACTGTATCTTGAACTTCTAATAGAAATTCAAATAAATTTAAATTAAGCTTGCCATTCGGCAAGCTTTTTTTTATCTTATAACTCAATCTATAAGGGATAGGTTCTTTGATATTTAAATACTAAACAAAACTATGGAAACAACATCATTTATTTTAGGTGTAGCTGCTGTCATTATTCTGGTAATGGTTGTGGTTACGTTTATGAATTATATGGAAATCAAAAATCTCCAAAAACAAATCAATATTCTTCAAAATATTGATGAAGCAATTATACGTGATAATAATGCTCTTGAAAT